TGTTCTGATTGTAAAAAACCTTGAATTAAAGAACCCGATAAACCTGTATTTAAAAGTCCATTTCCAAATACAAGAGAAGTTGTATTATCATCATTTGTTTCAATGATAAATCGTTTACTTACATTTATATAATCTAAAGTATATGGTATAGCTATACCTAAAGCAGTACTACCACCAATATCAGCATACGCTGAAAGTCCCATATTCGTTCCATCACCTCCATATAATATTCTATCATCATCACTCCAATGAACAGTATCTGGAACTCTATTTTGTGTTAAATATTCAACTTCATACCATCTATTATTACTTGAATCATAAACATCTATAATTTCTATAATATTCGTTTCTGGTAATGTAATTCTTTTAAATTTTTCAGGTGAACCAACTACAATTGCAGTAGTTTTTGTTTCACCACTAATAGCTTTAACATTTTTAGTTAACTTATATTCAGTAACTATACCATTTACATCTGTATTATTAACTGAAATAAAATTATCAACTGAACCACTTATAGTAAAGTCAGTTACATCTAGTGTTTCAAATATAATATCACTATTTGTAGCTGATGTTATTTTTAATTTTTTATCTATAACCATAGCCTCTGTCCATAGTGGTTGAATATTATCAATGTTATCTGTTGTAGCTCCAACAGTTTGTGTAATTGTCATATCAACATACGCTGGTGTTATTGCTTTTACTTTGTATCCAAACATAGTAGCCATATTTGTAAGATTTCTTCTCTCCTCTGCTAATGGTAATAACATCTCTTTATATTGTTGGTCAATATAAAAAGACATTACATCTCCAACATAAGCTGACATTTCTATTAACATCATACCAGGAGATGTTTCATTGAAATCTCTATAGGTGTTTGGAAAATATGTTTTAGCATATTCTATAAGTGATGATTTTAAACTGGAAAAATCTTTGTTAAGATAATTAACATTCATTGTTTCATATTCTTTACCAGAATAAGGCATTATTAGTCTCCTATTTCTACTTGTACAGATTCAAGTGTATTTGGGTCTTTTGTTATATTAAATAAAACATTTATAGATAACTTATTCTTACCAATACCATCACTCGCATCTGACATTTTAATATCTAAATTTCTAACTTGAACAAAAGGTAACCAAAATTCAAATGTATCTAAAATATCATTTTCTATTTGTAATCTTAAATCATCAGTATATTGTTCAAACAAATAATTTCTTAAATTTAAACCTAAATTTGGTTGTAAATATCTTTCTCCTTTGTTTGTCCTTAAAAGATTTTTTATATTATTTTTTACAGCTGATATTGTATCAGTAGTTGAAGCAAACCAACCTTCTACACCATCACTTTTACGAAATGGTAAATCTATTCCAATAAAAACTCTATCATCTCTATCTTGTATAAATTGTTTCTTGTTTCTATCTTTTATTGCCATTTTATCCTTTAGTTATATTTCTTCTCAATAATTTAACCTTTGTTAAAGTTTCATTTGTTTGTCCTGGGTCGACTGGATTATTTCCAATATAAGCAAAACCTTTTGTTTTCATAACACCACCTTGTCCCCCAAATCTTTTTAAACTTAATCGTGGTATTAAAACACCTTTAGTTCCTTGTACAACTACAGAATTAACTGGTCCACCTGCATTACCACCCAAACTTGTAACACTTGGTAAAACATCAGCTATTAATGGTGTCGCTGTTGATAATTCTTCTACCTCTAATACAGCTTTCATTTGTGTAATAGTAAAAGTTTGCTCTATTAAAAAGTCTTGAATTGCTTTTGATACATCAGTTGATAATTGAGTTATATTATCTTGTTGAACATCATCTAAAGAATTTCTTCCTATTGAGTTTAATAATGCATTTTCTATATCTTTACTCAATCCCATTATACACCTCGTTTTTGTTTAGCTTTCTCATCAACCTTTTTCATAACACTTCTATAATCTTTATTAAGAAATTCAGCCATTGGGTCATTTGGATTTACACTTTGTTGTGGTGATGAACCATTCATCAAATCACCATATTCTGATGTTGCTACTTCATTCACTCTATCAGATGTATAAGTACTACCACCCATTGTTTTCCATTCATCAGCTTGTGCTGTTTCATTTAAGACATCATTAAGAACAGAATTTTCTGTAAACTTTTTATATGTTCTTTTACCCTCAATCACTTTCTTTTTTGATTTAGGTTGAGAAACTTGGTTTGATGATAGTGTAGGTTGTTTTAATTCATTTACAACTTCACCAATCACCATAGCAACTTCTTCTCTAACGATTTGTCTTATCATTGTTCTTACATTTGTTTTCTTTTTCATGTGACCTCCTAGTCGGCTTTTTGTCCATTATCTTCTATAAAATGATATTCACTATAAAATTCTGGACTTGATAATTTTTGTTTCAATTGATTTATCTTGGTAATTGTTCCTGGGTCAATTGGTCCTGATAAACCAGCTATGCATCCTGTTACCTTTAAACTTTCAATCAGTGTGATAATTTCTTCTAAAAAAAGTTTTAATTGTTCACCCAAAACCAATGGTTCTTTTTGTTCTTGTGCTTGCTTCCCTAAATAAATATTAGAAGATTCAATACTTGTGTAGTTTTTAGTGTTAATTGTTAAATTATTTCCAGCTCCTATATCTGTATTAACCAATGATGATAAAGTTATATTATTTTTTCTAGCATTAATTGTAATCTTATCAGAATTCATAAATATCTGATTACCTATTTGAACCTCTTCACCATCTAAACCAAAATCATAATTAAATTTCTCGGTTTCTTCTGAATCATTGCCTCCACTTATCAATCTTGAATTCTCTTCAATTGTATCTGACGCTAATACAAAATTACCAAAATGATTTAGTAGACTCCCAGCTGATGTTATACCTATTAAAGAACCATCATATGATTTTTCAATAGATTGTCCTATATTTCTACCATTAGATATTGTTACTAATGGATAAGCTCCTCTACTTCCTATTCTTATACTATTACCATATCTTCCTTCAAATGTCATATCTCCGTGTGTATCCTTTTTAGCTATACTTCCATCTTCACCCTCTTTAACTTTAGTTGGGTCATCTAATAATTCATTATAAGCTTTTTGTAATCTTTGAACAGGAGCTATAAAATAATTTTTAGGAATATTATATTTATCTCGTGTTGTAGACTTACTATTCATTTTAGTATCATTATTTTTTGGTACAAATCCAGTATTTAAAGTATCTATATTAAAATTTGGACTATTTAAAGAATTCAATGGTCCTAAATAATAATTAATTCCACCAAAATCACATAACAAAACAGGGTCACCTTTAACAGGAGTATCAGTATAGCCTCTTAATAATGGAAAATATTTTTTTCTTGACATCATTTTTAATTGAGATGGGTCTCCATAATGTTTTTTTGCAACTATACAATTTATATCTCTTGGTTCTTGATACGCAGCTGAAGCTTCATTAATTACAACATCTAGCACAGTACCAGGAACAAATTGAATGTATATAGGAATATTCTCTTTGGATCCAAATTGATGTTTTATACTGAATTTATCAGTTGTTATAAGTTCACCCATTAATTAATTTCCCAAATCTATTGTTTTATTTTTTATTCCTTCAAGTCTACTTTGTTCATTTTCTAAATCTTGAACAGTATCTTGTAATGTAGACATTAATTCATCTTTTTCAGATTCAGATAGTAGTATACTTTCTTCAGTAGCTCCATTTGATTTAGATATTATTCTTTGTAATACACCTGCTAGTTTAACAAGATGTTCATCGTTTTTAACTGATACTTCCATATATTCCTTAATAATTGGTGCTACCATCACTACATCGTCTATAGTTTGAATGAAACCATGTATTTCAGATATTAATAAATCTATCTGTTTCTTTTTGTTTGTAGTATTTTCATAAATATCTTTTGTTAAATCTTGAAAGGTTTTCCCTTTAAATATTTCATTATTATCCGCCATTACTGTATCTCCATATTAGAATGTAACTATTCATATATAAATATAAAAATTGTAAGAAAAGGGATAAAAATAAAAAACCCACTTGAAGATAAGTGGGTTTTATATTCTATTTAAAGGAAAAATTTATGGGAAGACAATGTTCCGTGTTTATCATACCTTGAAACCATTGTTTTATAGTGTTTTTTAAGTTTATTGGTAACTCTTGTTATTTGAGAAGTTTTAACATCTGTCATTTCTCTTATTAAAATATAAATCGCTTTTTTATTAAAGTTTTCTATTTCGTGTCTTTTCTTTAATAATTCAATAATTGAATAAGCTATTTTAATATCATCTTTATTTTTAAAAATATTATTAACATTTTCTTCTAAATAATTTATTACTTCATTAGTAAAGTCATCTATAAATTCAGCGTATTCTTCATCATTATTTGTATGTCTATTTAAAACAGAAATATCAGAATGTGTTTTATATTTTTTATAATTATTATTATTATGTAATATTAAATAATTTTTAGCAACTACTGAAAAATAACTAAATGCTTTAGAACCTTTTGTGTGGTCGTATTTATGCATATTCACTACAAGAAAAGCTACAACTTCATGTTTTACATCAACAAAAACATCATCAAAATATGAAAACTTAAAGGTGTTAATTATATTTTCAGCTAACTTATCAAACGCGGCGTGTATCTCTTTTGCATATATGTTGCTTCTTTCTACTGATTGTGTTTCTGAATCTAATGCATTATATTTCACAACAGCATCTTGAACATCTAAACCAAAATAAGGTTTTCTTTTTGGTTTTTTCTTTTTTACTACCGTTTTAACTATTTTTTTTGTCGACATCTGTCTTCTCCTCAATTTTTTCTGTTTCAAATATATCATTTAATAACTTCTGAATTTCTTTAAGTTGTTCAAAAAAGAAACCTGTTTCATCATCAGATTCATAATGTCCTAATGAATCAACTTGTTTCATTTTTTCACTAGCGAATGTAATTATTTGTTGAAACTGAAGTATTAAATTTTCATATTGATTTATTCTTCTTAATGAATAAAATAATAATATAGATGTAACTATACTAATTAAAAAGAATAAAGTTAAAAATATCCATAACCACATAATTATCTCCTACGCGAATAATTCATCAAACTTCTGTTTGAGATTGTCCACTTGTTTTTGTTCGTCTTTACTTTTTGGAACTTTTGTATTAACCACTTCCTCATCAGTATGTAACCAATCTTCATATTCAATACGAGTTGTTGTCATATCAGCTTGATGAAGAATATGTTGCATATTAGATTTTAATTTCTTTTCAGGGGCATATGATTTAAGATATTGTATATTACCTTCATCATACATTCCATCAGTTAATTTAATTCCAATATATTCATTTTGTGTCATTGTAACACCATATTGATTAAGTATCCATATACCTCTATCAGGTGGTGTCATAAATTTTAAATCAGGATTGTTTGTATAAATCTTTCCTTGATTTTTTCTATGCCATTCTGATGGATTAGGTATATAATGGTCCTGTTCTAAATCACCAACCTTACCCAAGTCGTGATGTAGAGCTGCAAAGATTAATTCTTCAACAGTATAATCATCAACATAAGCTCCGTTGTCTTTCCATATTTTATAAAACGATAAAGAATATTTTACGATGTTTAAAATGTGTTGAACATAACCACCCGGTGTACAAAGATGAAAATGTTCTTGTCCACTAGCTGGAGCGAACATCATTCTATCTTTTAAATCACTATATAATTTTAAAAGTTTTTCTTTTCGTTCACCGTCAAATGTATTTTCTATAAGTTGTATTAACTTATCCCAATTTGTTTGTATTTGTTCTGGTGTTAATTTCATTATTGTACTCCTTCTTGATATTCTTTTTCTAATTGTAAAGCTCCTTCTAAAACATTTTCCCAAGTATCTATATATTCAACAGGGTCTTTTTTACCTAACTGATGGAAAGCTAATATTCTTTCTACATCAGCTCCTGACTTACCACTTGACCTTCCTTGTTCGTCAGGGTTATATGATGTATTTGTATTAGCAAAGATTGTATCAAAATCAACTCCATCAAGTTTATCAATTGATTTTTCAGCATCTTTAAGTATTGTATATTTATCTCCATCTAAATATGGTAAATAAAAATTTACTCTATCACTATCCCAATTACCAATCTGAAAAGCTTTTTCAATAGCATCATAAAACTCTGGTCTACAATCTGGATAGATAGCATGGTCACCCGAATGAACTCCTAATCCAATATTTATTAATTCATTAAACTTATTAGCTAATGATAAAGCGTATCCATAAATAACAGAAGCAAAGATAGCGTTTCTGTTTGGAACTACTGTAGCTTTCATATTGTCTTGTTCATAATGTCCTTCAGGTACTTCTATATCACTAGTTGTTAAAGCTGAATCAAATACTGACATAGCTCCTGATATATCGGATACCATTTGGTGTACCTTATATCCTTTTGATTTTAAATATTCAATATTCGTGTTAGCTCTTGATAATTCAACTCTATGTTTTTGTCCATAATAAAATGACAAACAATAGACTTCATACCCTTTAGCTAATAAATGAACTAATAACCCTGTTGAGTCCATTCCACCTGATAATGATATTACTGCTTTTTTCATATTCTCTCCTAACTAAAAAAATGTATTTGTTATTTTTTTCACTTCTTGATTCGGATTACTTAATTTTAAATATAGAGGTTCATATTTTTTAAATACCTCCATAGGTAAATCCGACTTGACCATTTCATCGATGGATTTTAATAATTTAAACATATCATTATTTACTATCTGTTCTATTAATCCATCATGACTATTCATTATTTCTTTTATCCTATCTATACATTCAACAAGAACATATAAATTATGAATTGACATACTTGTAAAAGCTCCTCTTGTCCAATCATAAATTGTTTGATAAGATATACAATCTTTTATAAGACTATCAAATTTTGTTACTTGTGGTAAAGATAATTTATTATTAAATATATCTTGTTTCTTTGGAAAATTAACACTCTCAATTGTCATTTTCTTCAAAGAATAATTCATATAATACCCACCAAATACAACAGCGTAATCTGGTGACGAACTATCAGTAGTAACTCTCATATTACTACCAACACTATTTAAAGATTTTTGTAATTGTTGTAACATAAAGAAATCAGAAACTTTAGCTGTACCCAATAAATGTAACCATTTATTATTTTGTTTTAAATGTTCTTTACCATCTAATAAAATAGCTACTGCGTACAATGTACTACTCAACTTTGAACCTTGTACTCCACCAATTGACCAACCTTCAAATTGAAAATCTTTAACAGCGTTATACCAATCTAATGTTCTACTATCAAATCCAGCTTGTAATATATTAATAAAGTCAGCTGAACCATTGTTTCTATGTTTCGCAAAGTATTCAAAATTTTCAGCTGACATTTTTAAACACTCATCATAATCTTTAAATACCTTACCACCTGGTGGAATATCTAAATTCATAGCTATATCACAATTACCTTCTAACCATCTTAAAATAGTTTCTTTTAATTCAGGTTTCCAAGTTAAATTACCAGTCTTGATTTGAAATCCTCCACTGTCACCAACAACCAATACATCATCTGATAATCCAAAATCTTTACGAGCGTTTTTGTTTCTAAAATTAGCTCCAGCTGATAATAAAAAATATGGATATCTCAAGTCACCCATATCAGTAGAATAAAATCTACACGGTGTTCCA